GGTTGGTTGTAGGAAAGAACCGCTAAGTCCTCATCAGGAAGGACGAGGTGTCCCACTTGCGCCCCCGCGAATAGCATGAACCCCTATTTGGAACGGATTCTCAGACTGAGTCCCAGATTGGCGGCGAAACCAATCAACCGTCCAATAATCGTCAACATCGGCAGCAAACTCGGGAGCATGCGCATATTTGCGCATCTGATTCGCCAAAGCCAAAGCCATGACACGGTCATCAAACGGAGACCCAGACATCGACCCCCGCTCGTTGCGCACAAAAGTACGCAACTCCGCCACAGTGTGCTTATCACGCAACGCCAACTCGTCGTTCTTCAACGCAGTCGCCAAATCGTCAATCATCAACGGCTTCGACGTACGCGTCGTCTTCCACCCATACTCCTGCGTCACCCTGTCCGACACCTTGTTCAACGACCGCTTCCGAAACAACCTCGGATACCCCAACTGCCGCAACACAGTCAACGTCGTCAAACCATGATTGTTCGACTCGACGCAACACAACGCATCCCGATACCACAAACCAACATTCAAAACCTCCTGAGCCAACTCATCAGGCGGAATGTGCCCATGCCAAACAGCAGCCTGCACCCCAGACGACACAGCCAACACCTGGATACACGAATAATCGCCATGACCCAAACCCTCAGCCGTATCAACCCCCAACACGTACGCCTCCTGCGGCTGCGGCCGCTCCCACACAACGAAACTCATTGCCTAAACTCCAATACCCGTGGCTGCAACTCATGCAGCCACCCATCGTCACCGCTGATACACCCCCGCAGCAACACATCCAATACATCCAAATCGAACACAGGGTTACCCGACTTGACAAACGCCTCCTCGGCAGTAGTCGGATACTCCTGAGCCAACTGCCAAGGCAGCATCGACCGCCGCTTCTCCTCATACCAGGCATCGCCACGATCCTCCGTAGCAGACCACGGAAAAAACATTGGTTCAAACCTATTGACACCAGCCTCCGCCCCAGTCCACAACTGGTGAAAAAAGTTGCCAGACCCATTAGCCGTGCTGAGACCAATGATGCGGCCACCCACATCAGCCACAGGTTCAATAGAGGACCAAGCCTCCTCAGGGTTCGGCAGAAACGCCCACTCATCGACAACAATCAACGTTGCAGACTCGCCACGGGCAGGATCCGAAGCAGACGGCATCGACGTAATCATCGAACCATTATCAAACGACATGCGTTGCTGATGCTCCACCAACGACTCAGGCCCCCTGGCAACCATCCACTTCGGCAAATGCCTGAACCCATACTTCGTTTTCCTGAGAAGCAGCACAGCCTCACGCTCAGTACGCGACAAATCAATAATGTTCTGATCATCACGAAAAAACGCCAACCAAAACTGGTGCGCAGCCACCAACGTCGTCCAACCAATCTGACGAGCCTTCAAAGTCAAACTGTACCGATTGCGGCCCCACTGCTTCAAAGCCTCATCCTGAGCGCCACGCAACTTGAACAAAATACGGCCATGCGCAGGATGCGCAATACACCAATACTTCTCCAAAAAATATTTTTCATCGTCGCGGCAGCGACGCCATTCGGCCTCCTGCCGCAACTCCTGCAAACGAGACAACGGCTACTCAACCAGCCTCAACCGCGGCGTCCACTCGTTACGCCACACAGAAGGAAGATGATTCGCCTCGACCTGGCCGCGTTCCATTGCCGAAGCGTACGGGCGGATCACAAACGTACACGGATCCTCCGTCTCCCACAACTCGTCTTCCTCAAGCGTGGTCGGAATACCATCATGGGTAGAACATACAGGAGGACCACACCACCCTGCTTTTATCCCCTCGGCCAACCAATCCGATTGCGTTTTCCCCGACACGGCCTAACCTCCTAAAGTGGCTTCCTTGGTGACTCTTTCCAACATGCGTTCCACAGCGTACACCACAACAGCGAACATGGCAGCGGATGCCAACACAACCAAGGTCCGCCTAGTCACGTAAAGCCCACCAAGCAGGTCTCAACCCCCACTCAGCGAACTCTTGGCGTTCCAAGATGCGGCGCTGCACGCCAGCATCAAACCGTGCCCTGTTGCGGGCCTTGCGACGCCTCTTCTCACCCCTGGTCATAACTAACCTCTCCTTTGGGCTTCCAACAAAGCCGCCTCCAACAAATCCGCTTGGGCTGCCGTAAACGCCTGAGGCGCCACCGAGGAGCCGATGCCCTGGAAAACGGGGTTGCTTCCAAGCCACTCATTTGTTAGCAGCCACTGTATAAAGTCGTTTGCCGACTGGTTAGCGGCCTGGCCCGCAGGTGGCACAGAATGTAGACCAGGTCCAAATACTGCTTCAGCCATAGAAGGACTTGACCGCACCGTATTCGCAGCAATAGTCGCAGGATTCAACAACACTTCGCGTTCACCAATGCCACCAACGGTACGGGCGTCAAAAGAGGCCAGTATGTCCTTGCGAGGATCGACAACCATTTCCAAAATGTCGTTTTGCCGCTGCTGCGCCCAAGGCAAATGACGCCCAGGAGCCGACAAAGAACCCGTAGGAGGAGCCGTAGACGCCGACGGGCCAATAGGACTATCTCGTATCTGCGTCCGCAACAACGGCATTGTCGAACCGACACCCACCGCATCGACCGACCTGACAACAATCTCCTGCAAATCGTTTGCAACAAGCGCCGCCACACGCTCGACATGCGCTGGCTCCAACAACCTGTGCGCACCCGCCTCCTCCAAATAGTGATTTATCCCAGGAGAAGAGTGCCCCGAGCCACCCGCCTCTGGACCCCTGTTCCAAAGGTCGTCGAGGCCCCAACCGCCTCTAGGCTTGATCCGCTCAGACAGTTGACTAGGCCGAACCGTTGGAAGCCCCAAAACATCCCTTGTCCAAATCGTGTTATTTCCAAAGTTGTTCGGAGAAGTAACACCGTCAACCACTATATCAGCATACTGCTGATATACGTCAGGATCGGGACGCCCACTCCGCATATCGTCAAGAAACGCCTTGACATCAACCGCCTCATCTTCCAACGAATAAAACCTGCCAGGATCCATCAACTGTCCCGACGAAACCCCCTCATTCACAGCGGTACGCCCCAACGCCGCCGAACCGCGCTGGCCGAGGCGAATCAAAGCACGAAGACCAAAGTTGAGCGGATCAATAGGATTCATCCTAAAAGCAGCATCCACAATCGCCGACAAGCCCTTGTACTCAAAAGTTGGATCTTTGCCCGCATGCTCAAGACCGAACTGCCACCACTCCTGCGGCGCGTCATGCTTCTCCTTACCAGGATGAACCAACCAACCCTGCTCGACCCACGGACCTGAGTCCACACCGCTACGCTGATCCTCCATCCACGGAGAAGGCACCAAACCCCGCGTATTCAGCATAAGAAAATCTTCATCCGTAACCCGATTACCCTCATCCCCCGACGAAAGAAAAGCAAGAGCAACCGACTGACCAATAGAACGATCCTGAGCCGTCTCGTACGCCTCACGCCAACGCCGCCTATTGAACCAATCGCCAAAGCCGATCCCCTCAGCCTCCGCCATAGAAGCGTACGTCATAGCGGCCGACAACGGCTCCCGTATAAACTCACGCCCTGGCGTATCAGCCGCACGCATCACCGCCCCCAAGGCACCCAACAAAGGTTCAACACTACCGCCCTGGGGTTCCCTGAATGCCGTCGGATCAACCTGCGGAGTAGGAGACTGGTTCGCCAATAGCGGCGCATCCAAAGACCCCACCTCAGGATTACGGTCACCAACCTCCAACACTCGGCGACGAGGCTGCCGCGAACGAACACCAACTGACGAATCCAACCCAGGATGAAAGGCACGAACCCCCATTACTGGTTACCCAACAACGACAAACCGCCACCAGCCATCAACGCAGGACCAGCAAACCCACCCGTTCCCACAGTCAACAAACCAGCACCAGCCAAAGCCGCAGCCAAAGCCAACTTGTGTTCCAACGGCATATCTCCCATCCGCGAAACCAGATCCTGCAACAAACCATCCGAAGGAACACCAAACCCAGGAGGACCAGAAGGTACCCCAGGTGATTGAAACCCAGGAAGATCAGAAAGCATCCCAGGTGACTGAAACCCTGGGAGACCAGAAGGCATCGAACCAGGCGACTGAAACCCTGGAAGACCAGAAGGCATCCTAGGTGACTGGAACCCACCCAAACCCGTCAACGCAGGCGTGGCCTGGAACTCATGGAAAAACTCGTCGCCAGAATGTGGACGCGGATCTTCCCACTGTGCTTCCCGTTCCTGCCGATCCTCCCTGCGCCATTGATCATATATTCTGTCCATTTCTTCGGCAGACAACTCTCTCCGACGCTCCAACTCCTCAGCAGAAATCGTACCCGCATCGAAAAGGCCCTCTGCTTCCAGAGTTCTCCCCATTGCTTCCCACCGCTGGTTTTCGTGTATTGCCTCCCAGGGCACGGAATACGCTGGCAATGCTGACGGTTCCGTAGCACCCTCGTACGACTCACCAGGACCAAACCGAACGAACTCTCCAAGATCGTACTCATAGCCAGCATGTTCACCAGCCTGAATAATCTCACTCCAAACGCTGTCGTTGATGTAGTCCTGACGGTCTCTTCCAGGCGGGAACCAATCGGTTTCACTTGAGATGTCATGTGAAATCTGGTCAGCCATTTCTTCAACAGTTGCCATGTCCCCCCAGTCGAATCCCTCCACATTGGCGACGTAACTACCCACAGCGTTACGAATATCCACCCATGCCCCCTGCCTTGCCGCGTCTGCCGCCAAGTTCGCTGTCTGGGCGGAGAGGTGTTCCGCCCAGGTGACCTGCCCAGGGGGGACACCCAACGCACCACGCTCAACCAACTCGCCAGTCTCAGGATCCACAACCAAATCCCACGGATTCTGCTCCGCCTCCGACGTACCCTCACTAATCAGCCGATCAAACTCATCAAAATCAAACCCCATCCGCTCCACATCCCCAGGATTCAACACCACAGACCGATCAGGGCGAGAACGAACCCCCTGAGCATTAGGCCCCCACATCGAAACAGGCCTAATCACCCGAACCCCCACGAACCTCAACAACCAACTGCTCCAACTCAGCAGCCAACTCCACATCAGACAAACCAGCCACAGACCGCCCATCATCAACCAAAACCGCCCGCTTCGGCGTAAACTTCTCCACATACTGCAAATACAAAGAAGCAGCCTTCACATCCCCACCAGACGCAGCCCGCCACAAAGACTCGACAACAGACTGAGTCCTCTCAGGATGCACATTCAAATCAGTAGCACGCCGATCCCACTCACGCACAAAACGCGGATCCCGCTTCCACTTCCGCACAGTCGACGCAGCCACCCCATTCTCAGCAGCCCAATCCTTCTGAGTCGACGGCACACGACCCTCCCCCTCCAACAACCAATCCAAAAACAACGCCCACTTCACAGGCATCACCTCAACACCAGAATCAGGATCCCGAGACCAACCCCTACCACCACCAGACTGCACCACAACAACACCTCCACACCAAACACCCCACTGTCCCGAAACCCCTTTGTACCAACCCACTAGTACAAAAGTGGGACACCGCAACAGGTGTAATAGGGAAAGGGAAAAAGAACGGTAACGTGGCGAGACCCCCAAAAGGGGCCTCGCCACAAGCGTACAGGGGGAAACAGAAACAAAGCCGACAAGGGGAACCTCCGCCACAAAATACGGCCACCCCACAACGCCCCCACCCAAACCTCAAAAAACCACACGCATCGCCCCTCAAGTAATAATA